ATGCGCCGACTTATCTGCTATTTGTACTCAGTATGGTATTCCTTTACAGTTTTACTTTTTGTTTAATGAGTCTTTGATTACGCGTGCTCGCAATTATTGCTGCGATGAGTTTTATCGCGCTTCTGCGCAACATATGATGTTCATCGATTCTGACATCGGTTTCAATCCACAAGACGTTATTGCTCTCATGGCTCTTCAAGCGAATGAACCAGAGAAGTATGAGATCATCGGTGGTCCATATCCTAAGAAGTGCATCAGCTGGGAAAAAATTAAGCTTGCAGTTGATAAGGGTATTGCTGACGAAGATCCAAACGTGCTTGAGAAGTTCGTTGGTGACTATGTGTTTAATCCTAAAGGTGGACAACAGTCAATTCGTATTGATGAGCCAGTTGAAGTTCTTGAAATTGGTACAGGATTTATGATGATCACTAAAGATGCATTCACAAAGTTCAACGAAAAATATCCTGAATATCTGTATCGTCCTGACCATGTTCGTACAGAACATTTTGATGGTAGCCGTAAGATTATGATGTACTTCCAAGCAGAGGTTGATCCTAAGTCAGAACGCTATCTTTCAGAAGATTATTGGTTCTGTCAGAAAGCTCAGGAAGCAAATATTCGTACTTGGTTCTGCCCATGGATGAAGTTGCAACACGTTGGCAGCTATATCTTCGGTGGTTCATTAGCAGATCTTGCAGCAATTGGTGCAGCAGCAACAGCTGATCCAACTGCTCTTGGTGGTAAGAAAAAGAAGAAGTGAGGTAATATAATATGATGATTGAATTGACACACCCAGAACCAAACTATGAATTGTGGGTGGATGCTATGGATATTGTTGTGATGGAACGATACACTAAACAAAAGTCTATCATTATCACAGCGAATGACGAACGTCCCAATGTTACGGCATTGGTTCTAAAATCAGGCAAGATTATTTCTTGTATGGAAACTCCATCTGAAATTATGGCAATCGTGAAAGGACAAATTTAATGAAACTCGAAGCAAAAACATTGGCAGTTCTTAAGAACTATGCGCTGATCAATCCATCAATTCTTTTCAAGGAAGGTGATGTTATCTCAACAATCTCACCATCTAAGTCAATTCTCGCAAAGGCAAAGGTGCCAAATACTTTTAGCCGTCGCTGCGCAGTTTATGAATTGACAAAGCTTCTTGGTGGTATTTCTATCGCTGAAGATCCAGAAATTTCTTTTGATACTGGTTCAGTTATTATCAAGGATAAGCGTAGCGTTCAGAAGATTCCTTATACTCCAGAGGAATCAATCAAAACTCCTCCAGAAAAGAATATCGTTCTTGGTTCAACAGCTGTTACTCTTTCTGTAACTGATGCTGATATTAAGAATGTTATTAAGGCAGCTGGTAACTATGGATTGCCTGAGATTGCTTTCGTTGGTGATGGTAAAACATTAGCATTCCAAGCAGTTGATGCTAAAAATCCTAACAGCTCATCATACAGCATTCCTGTCGGTACAACGGATAAGTCTTTCCGTGTTATCTTCAAGGTAGAAAACATTTTGAAGTTGATGGCTGGTGATTATCAAGTTGTTATTTGCGCAAAGCCTCTGGTTGCTCACTTCAAAAATGATGATATTGAGTATTGGGTAGCAGTGGAAACAACGTCAAATTTCGATTGACATTTCACTTGGGGAGAGGTATAGTAATACTTCTCCCACTTTTTTATATTATGGAGTATGTGAATGAAAGAATTTCTTTGGGTTGAAAAATATCGTCCTAAGACTATTGAAGATACAATTTTACCAGCTGATCTAAAAACAACTTTCCAACAGTTTGTAGATCAGCAAAACATTCCTAATCTTATTCTATCTGGTACAGCTGGTGTTGGTAAAACAACAGTAGCTCGTGCTATGTTAGAACAACTTGGTTGTGACTATATCGTAATTAACGGAAGTATGAATGGCAACATCGATACTCTGCGTAATGAAATTTTAAACTTCGCCTCAACTATCTCTTTCTCTGGAGGTCGAAAGTATGTTATCCTCGATGAGGCAGATTATCTTAACGCAAACTCAACACAACCAGCTCTTAGAAACTTTATGGAAGAATTCAGCGCTAATTGCGGATTCATCCTAACATGTAACTTTAAGAATAGGATTATCGAACCACTCCATTCGCGTTGTTCGGTTGTAGATTTTAAGATCAGCAAAAAAGATATGAGCAAGCTTGCTGCTGAGTTCTTCAAGCGTGTTCAAACAATCCTTTCAACTGAGAATGTAGAATATGACAAAGCAGTTGTAGCTGAAGTCATCAAGAAACATTTTCCAGATTGGCGACGTGTTCTAAACGAACTGCAGCGTTATGCAGCCACAGGTAAAATTGACAGCGGTATCTTATCTAACATTCAAGAAACTTCTTTGAAAGAGCTTCTTATTTTGATCAAGGATAAGAACTTCACAGCTGTTCGTAAGTGGGTTGCTGAAACATCTGAAAACACAGATGATGTTTTCCGTAAGCTCTATGATATTTGCGCTGAACATTTCACTTCAGCTTATATTCCAGCGTTAGTTCTAACTATCGCAAAGTATCAGTATCAGGCTGCATTTGCTGCAGATCATGAAGTGAATTTGGCTGCTTGTTTGGCAGAGATTATGATCGAGTGCGAGTTCAAATGACCCCATTCGATTATACCAACGCCATCACACAGAACAAGAAGCAACTGATCGTAGACGAGGCGACAGAGAAAGCATACAGTCCATTTATGACTAACAGAGGGCTATCTTACTTTGTGGATTGCCTTCTGCATGCCAATGAGATGAATATCAACCCGCATCTAGATAAAAAACTTCAATTCGACTATCTAATAAATAGTATACGTGCCGCGAAGCGATATGCTAAGTGGGGCAAACGGAAAGAGGATAAAGATCTAGAATTGGTTCGTGAGTACTATGGTTACAACCACCGAAGAGCCAAAGAAGCTCTATCTATTCTTTCTTCCGAACAGATCGAAATGATAAGAAGAAAATTAGAAAAAGGTGGATAGAATGACTACAGTAGATTCGCTCATTGAAGTGAAAATAGCCGAAGAAGAAGACTTCTTGAAGATAAAAGAAACTCTAACACGTATTGGCGTTGCTTCTCGTAAAGACCAAAAGTTGTATCAATCTTGCCATATTCTGCATAAGCAGGGCAAGTATTACATCGTTCATTTCAAAGAGCTATTTGCTCTTGATGGTAAGCCATCAGACTTCACAGCTGAAGACAAAGGTCGTCGTAACACGATCATTCAGTTGCTTGAGGAATGGGGTCTTGTAAAAGTTGTTGAAGCAGATAGCATCAAAGAACCAAAAGCTCCAATGTCACAAGTGAAGATTATTCCTCACAAGGACAAAGCAAATTGGACACTTGAGGCTAAATATAACATTGGTAGAAAGAAAAAGTAGATGTTCAAAATCTTTAAGATGAAGCCGAAAACTACGGCAGATGTGAAAATTGAACAAGTAATAAAATTATTGTTTCCTCCTCTGGAACTTCATGTCGATAAAGAAGGAAACAAGTTCCATATCGATCATTCGGTCGATTCTAATCTAGAAGCTGCACTAATGGATCTTGAGGAAGGGCATAATGATATTGCCAGCCAAAAGACAATTCGTAGTGTATCCGATCAATTGATTAAGGTTCGTAAACTGCTAGAGGCGTATCAAGAAATCGACGCCGAAGCAAAATACTTTATCGCAGAAGATCCAGAGGATAAAATGAATGTTGAAAAAATACAAGCTTCAGATAGCTTCAATTGATAAGTTTATCGATTCACTTGAAGAGATGATCGATGCACGTGATGATATGTGGGATGAAGAAAAGTATTCCAACTATCGTGAAATGTGGAAGATAAAAAACGAAAGATATTTACCAGCCAAAGAAGCACTGAAAGAAGCTCTCCATGATTTCGTTGTTGAAGTCATGGAAGAGGAAGAAGCTGAGCAATAAAAAGTTATTGTTAAGCCGAAAATAGTTATTGACATTTTTGTGTTTGGAAGTATAATATAAGCCTAACTTGGAAAGGAAGCCAGAATGTTAGACCTCAGCTATATTTACAAGAGCTTTCAAGAGCTTGACAATATCAACGACAAAATCGCCTATTTGCAAAGCTTAGAAAATCTTAACCATAACTACGACTTCAATATCAAAAATCTAATCACCGCATGGGAGCAGCTCGGCAAAAAGCTAGAAGCCGAAGCTGAGCAATAAAAAAAGTTATTGCTAAGATCAAATATCCCTTTACTTTTATTAGAATTGGGGGTATCATATATGTATTGGTTGGAAAGGACGTTATAATGAACAGTTACGAAATTACCTTAGCAATAAGCCCATTCATAGCATTTTTCATTATAATAGCTATCGGGTTTGGTTTTGCACACTACTTTGACGTGAAAGGTCAGTAATATGATGGAATTCAATAACTTCGAAGCTTCCCACGACGCACTCCAAATGAAATATCAAATTTACGGTGACTACGGTCTCGATTCGCAGAATCTTCTCGAAGAGTTCAAATTTATCGAAACGGCTCGTGGTTGGTTCAAGAAGTATACTCTTCGTGATATCGGTGGCTATTCCAACATATCGTTGGTGACTGCTTCTGGTGAAGTTCTTAATTGTGTTGAGGAGCTGATGCTATGATCTGGGTTGCATATAACCACAATGGTCGTGAGATTTGCCGTAATGTTGACTTCGGTAATTTGATGGAAGAGGTTATGTTCTACGAAGAACAAACTGGTAACAAGTGCACAGTAGCTCAAGTTGAGGTTTGATATGAATAAGCCAAGGTATATGGATTGCGTTAATGTTGCGCAAGAAATTCGTAACATTTTGCTAAATGCGAAAGAGTTTGGCTATTCAAAGTCAGACTTAGAAATTGAGATTGAAGAACTTGCAGATAAGATAGATGATGATCACTGCGAGTATATGACTCAGCTTTATGTTAAAGAAGAGGTTTGATATGATTATAGATGAGTATGACTTTGAGAAAACAGCTCAAGCTGTCTTTATTATGAATCCTTCGGCTCAAGAGCTCTATAGCGATTGGCAAGAACTACGCTCTTTCATGGTTTCGATGGCGTATCGTAATGGTGACAAAACAACATCTTTCAGTACTGGTGGGTTTCAGCTGACCTTCTTTAAAGCCAGTGACGGAGAAACTTGCTGTCGTGCTTCGGTCTGTGGTTCAGTAGCTTTGCAATATGCTGAGAAACATTGGGATTTTGCAAAGAGATTGAAAAAAGAATTGGAGTTGTTTGACGCATGAACAAGAGACAACTTACACTCAAGAACATGATTGACGCTGGTATCATTCCTACAGTGATTGATTCAACGTCAATTTGGAAAGAAAATGAAGAAGATATTCCCTTTCATTGGGGCGATATCGAAGTCATTGGTTACGGTAAAACATTCCGTGAAGGCAATAAAGACGGAGATGTTATTGATGTTCATCGTCAATATACTGGTCCAAACAAGATTAATCTCGAAGGCACAGGCGAGATGAGTACAGGTATGTGGAGCAAACGATGACAATGCATCTCTGCCCAGCATTTGTTACAACTACAAAAACGAATTCTAAAGGTAAAAAGCTTAACCGTAAGCAGCTCATTGCAAAGGCAGAGCATCAGAAGTTTATCGAAAAGTATACAAAAGGTCAAAAAGCTGACAAAAAACTACTTGACTTAATGTTCAAATCCGAGTATACTAATGGTATGAAAGTTGATAGATCGGCTTTCGGTAAGACAGGTATGGTTCGTGGCGTTTTCGCGCCACCGAAAGAAAAAGTATATACAGGCGATAAGTTGATTGGTATCGCTACGATGCATAAGTCTAACT